GAGCTAATTGTAATTGATAATTAAATTCTTCAGCCATTAATTGTTTTTTAATTAATGCTTCTTGCTCCATCCTTTGTATTTCAAATTGAGATTTAGCTTGCTCTATTTGTATTTCTGTTTGTGCTAAAGCTTGTTGTTTTTCAACTTCATTCATAGCAGCTTGCTCAGATTGCTGCATGTTAGCTTGTGCTTGCGCTTGTATTTGTGCTTGTTGAGCCTGCTGATCTGCTTTTTGTTTTTGTATTCTTCTATATTTTAATATTTGATTTGCTAATTGTATATTTTTAACTTCTCTTACATCAATAGCATCTTCTAAATATATTTGACCAGATTGTAAAGCAACTTGTATATTTTGCTCTAATTTAGCTTTTTCCTCATCATCTGGTTCTAAATCTAAATAAATACCAAAATCATATAAATGTAAGTTTTTTAATTCTTCTAAATTTTGCGTATTAGTTAATGAAATACTTTGCATCAACGCTTGTTTAGTTAAATCAAACTCTAATGCATCAGCTAATCTTAATGATATGTTTTCACAAGTTCTTAATGTTAAAAATAAACTAGCATCAACAATATGTTTAGTAGCTATATTAGAAGCATTGGCAGCCATTTTTTGCAATCCGACTAAAGCGTCCTTGTCTGGTAAACTGCCATCTCGTGCTTCATTGAGACCCGTTACGTCTCTTATCATTTGTAAATAATATTGATATGTATTTACAAGTGATGCTATTTTTCCATTTGCGCTAGATGATTGAAGTTCTTGAATAGGTACTTTACCTCTATTAGGATCACCATCTTGTGTTAATGATCTACCAACTATACTACCAGTTTGAAAATACATATTTAATGCTTCTTGTGGATTATAATTAGTACCATTACCTAAATCAACCTCTGCTAAACCATCAACATCTACAAAAACACCATCTGGAACCATTCTAGCAATTACTTGTTGTAGTTTTAACGATGTTAATTGTATCATATCAGCATAACCTGTTATACGGCTAACTAGTGATTCAATACGTCCTTGATATATATGAGGTGCGCATATAGCGTAATTCATGTTTACTTTAGTTAAATCACTTTTAGGTCTTGTCATGTTTTCAGAAAGCTTCCATTCTAGCATTTGTGGAACACCCATAACTTTTACACCACTAAATAAAACTTCAATAGATCTTGAAACTCTATCAAAATTATCACTAGTTGGTGGATTAAACGTGTCTGATTTTACTAAAGCTTTTTCTAAACCTTGATCAGTCTTTTTTATTTTAAATACTTGGTCTATAAATGTTTTATATTCAAAGTATAAAACCTGTATTAAATCATTATCATAATTAGGTTGAGCAACATACCCTTGACGACCTGGATATTTAGCTAGTCTTTCTAATTCATCTTTAGTTAAATAAGGAAATTGTTTTTTAATTTCAGCTAATGTTAAAGATTTAATTTCACCAACATAATATATATCTTCAAAATTAGGATCATTAGTATATGAATAAACTAAATTAGCTGGATCTACATAATCTACAACTACACCTTCAGATTTATTAAAAGATGTTTTAACAGCTCCTATACCTATTATAACTATATCATCTATTACTCTTTTGTTTATTAATTGATATTTGTTAAAAGCTAAAGTGTTGTTTATTGCTTCTTCTTCAGCAATTTCTACAGATTGCTTGTAGTTTAATTGCATATGAATTTCTAATTCTTCTTTAGATCCAGGTAGCTTTTCTGGATTTGAAGTTGAAAATAAATCTGCACCTAATTTACCTTTAATTTCTTGAAGCAAAGGTTTTGCTGTCATGTCTCGCATTATGCTTGAGGCATAATTAGTTCTTTGTTTTTGTGAAAAAGGATCTTGAGCATATGCTTTTAATTCATATTCTTTAGATGCTATACCGTTTACAACTAAATCAACAAATTTAGGTATAATAGGCACTGGTTTCCAGTCTAAATTTAAATAAGATAAATCACCATTTATAGATAATTCATCTTTATATTTTTGAACAGATTGTTCACCTCTAGCGTATAATCTTAGTCTATTATAATTTTGATAACCTGTCACCCATTTGTTACTATTAACTCTTCCGCCTCTAAACCACTCATACTCAATAGCTTGCCCTACCAGCAATCCATACTCTAAACTTTTCTTTTCCTCTTCAGATACCATCTGACTTGGAAACGCGCTGTTAACACTTGTATTAATCATTTAATTAATTATTTTTGATTTAAAACCTTTGTTGTCATATTTAGCAAAGCTTAAAGAAACTTTTTGTTTAATAACTTCAGGTACAGGTCTATATTTATTTTTATTGCAAGCCATAATAGCTAAACCAGAACTTATTGATGCATCATGTTTAGTTCTATTATTTATATCAAACGCTGCCCAATCTTCTAATGTTCTTTGAAAATACATAGAACCATATTGTTCGTTGTTATAGCCTACAAACATTTCAATATAAGATTCTATTGCTGCAGCATGGGCTTGTTTTACATCTTCACTTGAATTAGGTATACCACCTATTTCTTTTTCAGTTACAGACAACTTATGCATTGTTTTATCAGGTCTATTCATAGAAAAACCTCTGTAACCTCTTCTTTTTAAATGGTATAATAATCTTGGTTTATTATTTTCAGCAAGCAATGGCATACCGTAAAAAACTAAAGCCATTAATACATCTTCAAAAAATGTTTCTGCTGTTTGAGGTCTTGATATATATTCTAAGAAAAACAAATTAGGTGGAGCGCTTTCCATACTAAATTTAGTTAATCCGTGAAGCGATCCTTTTGATCCTCTTCCATCAACAGTTCCAGATATATCATAACTATCACATCCAAAAGCACCCATGTGTTCATTACCAGGATACTTAATACCGTTTTTAATAACAACTCTATTTTGCTGATTTGGTTCTGGAACCCATGATACATAAAACCTTCCTTGTTTATTAGGTGTAAAGCGCACGTTTGTATCTTTTATCCCATCTATCCACTGAAAATTACCCTGTGTAATTACATTTGAGTTTCTTAAATCTTCATTATAATCTATTTGTTCATATATTTTACTTAGATTAAATAAAGATTGTTTTGTTTCATCTCTAAAAGCATGTTTTTCAGTACGTGGAAATTGTCTATAAAATTCATTTAAAGCATCTGGATCATTTTTAAGACCTTCAACTTCGTTTTCCCAATGTTCTATTACGCCTATATCTATAGGGTAGCCATCAATTCCCTTCGTTTCTTTCTTGGGTGTCTCGAAGACAGGTAATCCATAAGAATCGATGTATCCTTCGTAATTCCACTCCATAGGTATGAACAAGCTATATAATCCCGAGCTAGTCTGCCCATTGCGGTTTCTTCTGGTAACGTCTGAATCATCGTATATTTTTTTATAATTTCTACCTCCTTTATCTAAAGCGTTTGATGTTGAACCCATCATACACTTACCAATAATTCTAGAACCCAAACGTAAACAAGTTTTTGTAACCCTCCAGTTATTTAATATATTGTCAGGTCTTTCCCACTTACCAGATTCATCGTGTACAAGTAGTTTTAATTTTTCACCATCGTAACTATTATCTCCAGTGTTTTTCCAGTCAATAGTTGTATCTAAACCTTCTAATTCTTCTAACCGTTCGTTAGTATCTAGTTTTCTTCTTGTAAACCTACTAGCGGGAACTCTATAAGCAAGTTCTGTTTTTGGTCGATCCATACCGTCTTGAATCGGCTTGAAGAAAAAAGGGTAGTTGACGGAAATTGGTACGATTTTATCGGTAAACATTTTCTTTGCATCAGCCCCAGACTTTGATAAGACACCGTATCTAGCATCACTAGAGATAGTGGCAAGGTTGACAGCTTCGCCTGATGCCATGAATGAAAAACCAGACCGTCTGTTTTTGAGGTAGCACATTCCATAACATCTTCTATCGGCTTTGCAAGCTTCCCAGAATATAAAGAATAATCTGTTTGCTTCCCTAAAATCTGGTTGCCCAACATCAATTTTGGACCACTGCAAGTACATATAATGAGTACCAGTAATATAAGTAGCTTTACCTTTATTAGTGAACCAATAACCTTCGTGGCGTTTGGTAAATTCTTTATCAATATACGCATACCATTTTTCTTTAAACTCTTCTGGATATTGTTTCCAATCAAATACTGTTTTTATTCTTTTTAACTCTTTAGGGTATTCTTGAGCTTGCCATTTATCAGTTTTATTAAAAACATCTTTTTCTTTTGGTAAAGCTATTTTTAAATTTTGTATTTCGTATATTTCACCAATCTGACCTGTTCTACTAATTACAATAACATCGTATTCTTTATTGTAACCGTACTCCCACTTTTTTGATCTATTTATTTTTTTAACTACGTGAGGCTTTATAGGATTTATTACCTTGTATAAAGTTTGTTCGTACATTACTTAGATCTTCTTTCGGCAAAACCTCCAAAAGGTTTAGCTTTAGCTTCTTCTTTAGGTTTATTGTTTAACATATCTTCTTCTTCTTTAATACGGTTAAGTATTTCAAAAGCATCAAATATAGCTAGTTTTTTAGTAGCAGCAGCATTTTTTAATCTATCAGCTGATATATCATCATCAGAATCAACAATAGCTTCTTTAGCTACTTTTATAAGTTCTTCAACTGCTTTGTGCCCAGCTTGGATTATATTCTTTTTCGTTTCCTTGACGTTCATATTTAATTACAATATCATTTGATTTCATACAGTATAAACGCTTGCCGTCAACTAAAAAATCAAACTCACCAAACGGTTTGTAACCTACAACGTCTCCCTCGTTTATTCCTAGCGCTTCTAATGAATTATTACTATATTTTAATATACCAATAAGGCTTTCTTCTATATTAGCGTTTATATCATCATTATTTCTAAGAGGATTTACAAAACATCTATCACCAAATGATATCCATTTGTTTTTATTTTTGTAAAGATATATTTGATCTGGTTGAACAAAATATAAATTATCTTTGAAAAACGACTTGCTATTTTTTTCGTTACCTCTAATATCATAAAATCTTCTAAAAACATTATGATGTATCATTATTTTATCACCTTTTTTAATTGATGTTTTGTATGCTAAAGGAACTTCAATAACTTTTGCTATATTATTTACAGATTTAAAACTTTCAAGCTTAGTGTTAATTATAAGGCTTTTGTCACCTATCTTAACTTCATTATTATATCGCTGACCTAATGGTTCAACGATAAAATCATAAATGCTTTTCATTAATATTCTAAATCATACTCAACAGATATAGCCATGTTAGAATTAAATTTCTTCCATGGCAATACCTCGTTGTTTTTTTTAATGTAAATGTTATAAGAATTATCTTTTGTATCAAAGATTATATTGGAAATAGTGTGACCTCCATATACAGATTGAGACAAAGAATAATGCATCGCATCAGTTTTATAATCAGATCCGATACTGATTTTTCTAATAACAGATGACATTACTCCTTAACTTCTTCTTCTTTTTCGATAGGAGTGTAAGAACCGTCTTCAAGATTAATGTTAATCGATCCGTATTCTTCTTCTAGTTCTTTTTTAAAGTCTTCAGTTTGTTTGTTAACTTCATGGAACTTAGATAATACCGCGGTTTTTTGGGCTTCTAAAAATCCTACTTCATTTAATAACTTGTTTAAGTCTTTTTGAAAGTTTTGAATTTTTTCTAGTTGGTCTTTTTTGATATTCATTTTAATTAAATTTGATTACTTGCCTATTGATTTAAATTTCTCTGCACCTCGTGAACCGAAATAGGCAACATAAACGGTTATAAGAAGTGATTTTAATAAGTCAACCCATCCTGTATCTATAGCAAAGGGTATATTAAAACCATCTAACAAAATAAAAATAACAAGAGATATTGTTAAAAATATTAATGTTATTGGTCGTGTATTTTTTGAAAGCCATGAATCTGATTTCATATCGCTGTCCCAGCGTTTTGATACCTCTTGTAATTCTATAGTGTCTTGCTCTAATAATTTAAGAGCTGTTTCTTTGTCTTGTGGTGGTAGGTCTGGATCCTTGTCTATAAGGTTTTTAACCATACTTAACGCACCTTGATCAGGCAGTATATCTCCTATCACATTTATAATACCTGATTTACCTAGTAGAAATTTTCCTACTTTAGTATCTTTAAATTTCTTTTTTGGTTGTGACATAATTATTCTGCTTTATAAGCTT